ATGCTTGGAAGTATGAAAAACACCCTTGTTGCGACGGATTATCCGAACTTGTATCGGTCAAAAGAGTCGGAAATTTTCTATGCCCGAATTGATACCGGAAGAAAAACGGTGAAAAAATCTCTTAAAACGCGCGTGTTGACGGAAGCCCTTTCCAGGCTGGCCGGGTTCCTGGCAGAGCAAGGGAGGGATGAATTACCCGTGGAATCCGTGTCTTGGTATTTGGCGGTTGATATGTACGTCCAGCGGCAGGAAATGCGCCCCCATTTGAAGCCGGCCGCTGTAGAATCCATCAAGTTCTTTTCCAGCCGCGCTAAAAAGCTTGTTGCTCGTGATATTGCAGCAGAGGCCATCACGGAACAAATGTGCCGGGCTTGGTGGAAAAAAGATGCGTTGTCTGTGTCTGCACGAACAGCAAACGGAACACTCGCTATTGTGAAAAACGTTTTTACCATGCTGCAGGAAGCAGGCAGTATCAAGAGCAATCCAGCATCCAAGCTTGAACGGATGACTTTGAGGAGTTCAAATCTTAACGTTCCGGAAAAAGAAGATTTCCGAAGAATCGTTGAGGAAGTGAAAAAAGCCCCTATATTAAGGAAGTGGCAAAAGAAGGGGCTATATTCCGAAGCGGCGGATATGATCGCTTTCCTGGCTTATTCAGGGTTACGTATTGAGGAAGCTCGGCGCTTGGTGTGGGGAGATATCGGGAAAGAGTCCATTTCCGTGCCCGATATCAAACATGCCACCTCACGCCGGACCCTGTACATTAACGCATCTCTGGCTGAGATAATAGAAAGCCTCCGAAGAGAAAGGCGGGGTAATAGCCCAGATGACCCGGTATTTGCCATAGAAAGCCCCCGAAAGGCCCTTACAAACGCATGTATCAGGCTTGGACTGCCTCACGTCCGGATTCACGATTTACGGCATTTCTTCGCCACGTCCTGCATTGAGGCAGGCATTGATATTCCTACGGTGGCTAAATGGCTGGGGCATCGTGACGGCGGAGCATTGGCTATGAAGGTATATGGACACCTCCGGGACGAACACAGTAAGGAAGCGGCTAGAAAACTCACTTTTTAGTTATTTGCGGCTTGCAACCCAGAAGATGTGTCCGCCTACTGGCGGATTTTCCCTGAAGATGGAGCCTCATTAGCCTCTGTTGAGTGATTTTGGAGCATATTTCAAAGAGATTGGACGGGTGTACGTACATCCGTATTCTGAAGCCATAGCTGAAGCTGTGAAACATCTTGTTCTGTAAAAAGAGATTTTTAGGAGAATTATTATGAAATCGGTACGCTAACATATTAGGGCTTATCAAAGATAAAGACGTTTATTTTTAAGAGTTTCTGTCTGGTATTTCAAATGAGGTTAAACAGATTTTTTCTTTAGAAGAACTGTAAAAATGGAACTAATTCTCCAAAATGCTGTACACATATACGTACCGCACCCTAACCATAGGGCAAAGGCAAAAGGCTTCCACCAATGCTCTTTCAAATTAAATATTTGGTTACTATCTATCATGTGGAGCAGTATAAAGGAATAAATAACAAAAATAAGAGCTCCTTTTAAATTGGCATTCATGTAACCAATAAGGTAGTTATAATAGCTTTTTACGTTTTCTATTTGTTTAATTTTATTCGAGTTAAGAGTAATCAATAATGTTTTGTGTGTAACATCAAATCCTGCAAAAATTGCACCTACTGTAATTCCCGAAGATAGAATACTTGATGATATATATAAAACATAATTGAAATTATACAGAACAATGCCAAGCACTGTGCCTAAAATGCCAGCTACCAAAGGCCAGAATCGTTCTGCAAAAAGTGTATTCATTCGAATAATCCGTTTCGTCTCCATTCATGGAATGATCGTTCTAACGCATTCCATCTGTCATCACGTGGGAAGCGTCTATCAGAGGCAGCTGTAATTTCGCATTCTTTATATTCTCTTGCTCTTAGTAAATCTAGGGTTTCTGAAGGATCTTGTTCTGAATCTTTTCCAGTAATACATGCTCTATCAATAGCATATTCAGATTGTTGACTTTTTCTTAGTAACCAATGAGCTAGAGAAGACGCAGCACGATTCGCCAAACTGTGGTATCTCTCTGCTCCTATGGTGATTTTAACATAAGCTGAACCATTCTCTTCTGCCATTTCAACTGCTCTTCGGACAGAAATATTTTCTTCTCGATCTGCTTCAGTAATGACATGAGGTCGCATTTTAAAATCGATTTTTGTAAAAAGCGTTTTATTCAATAATTTTTGCTCAATGTCATGATTTAAAATAGGTTCAAAACGGAAAGTAGCATGACGATTAGGATAAAAGTCTGAAAGATAGTTTGCCATTTTACTACTTCTGATACCAGCAAAATTATATTGATCAACCCATACGTGATGTTCAGGAGAATAAATAGCTGCTGTCTCTTCACAGAAACCCTCATCCTCATTGAAGTTAAATCCCTCTATTTCCCGTTGAAGTCCCCCTATAGCGGGACCGTGACTCATTCTTACTCTAATAAAATCCATAAAAAATAGATTTTTTTCTTCATTCCATATTATATTATTGAGTCGCATAAAATCTCCTAAAAAAGGACGATTTCTGGCCATTAAGGATTCTTCTTTTACCAAGTGAAGAATGTCTTTAAGTGGTTGAAGATGATTTTCTTCTGTAACAGTATAAACGTATATCTTCATAATATTATTGTATTTTTCCTTATTCAAATAAATATTTATTGTTTCTTCGATCCCCCACAAATCTTGCAGTTCACACCGCTGGGTGTATCGCTGGCTCGCCCTTTGCAAGCCCGGTAGTACCGGCAGTTTTTGTTATGGGTCTTGCCCGTTGAGCTGATCCAGTACGCTTTTTCTTCTGCTGTTGGCTTGGCCCCTGGTTTCCGGTGGTAATGATATTCCCCCGTTTTGCGGTTGTAGTGACCACCGTTGGCGTCCAAGCCGCCAGGGTGCGCCTCCGAGAATGAAGTGAGGGAAATAACAGCTAAAATGAGAGAGAATAGTTTCATACAAATTCATAATACCATGAAATAAAGAGAGTTGTAAATAATTTGCTTAACTCTTTCAAAGGCATTACGAAAGGATTATTTCCAACATTTATTTACATGTTTCACCTGCAGTTTATCGTTGTTTGCTAGAAGGGGCCGCGTGGAGGAAGGTATTACATTAACAAGAACGGGAATAAGACGTATATTAAAAGAAAATAAAAGCCCCCTGGCCCGGAGGCCAAGGGGCGAAGCATTCTAACGAAAGAGACCGAATGATAGCCTCTCTTCTCAGAATAAGCAACTCCTAAATCATTATTTCAGTATCATCATGTAAAAATATATACTGAAATTGTTATTGAAGGGCTGTGCCCAACAAAAAGGAGCTGCCCTGATAGAAGCGGCTCCTGAATGGAGTCAGGCTATTAATCTTCCCAGGTTCCACCTGCAGCCTCAATAGCATCCCGTACTTCCCTGATCAGGTAAGGAGGTGCATTGTCTGGATCGTGGCCAGCAATGGTGACTTCCGCAATAAGATGATGGTCAGTTGCATCACGGTATTCGTAGATACGATGATCACCTCTGGTCCTTACGAGGACAAATCCGGCATCTTCTAACTGTGCTATTAGATTTCGTATTCGCATAAGCGATGTTGAAGATACGAGAAGAGGGGAGAGTTTCAATGAACGCTGTCCGAATGGAAGAATCAGCCTTTTTAATAGCTGAGAATTACATGAAGCAGGTGATTCGGCTGGGACGCGTATTTGGCGCGGCAGGCGGGATTGCCAGCGGCATGGCGAATAAGACGATTCAGACCGCCGGGCAGTATATGACGCTGGGGGCTGCGTTGATGAATCCGGTGAAGACGGTGGCGGATGTGGTGAGGTGAGAACAAAAAGACCCCCTCTCCGAGTTGCAGGAGAGGGAGTGAAAAAGGATAATGAATGTTCTTACTCCGTGAGTTTGATAACTCGGTCAGCAAGCTCTGCAAAGACTTTTGAAAAGTTGTCTCTACTCAGACACATTGTTGTCTTTGCAGCTGCGAAGACTTTACCAATATTGGCTATCTCTTCATCCGTCAATTCAAAAATAGGTTTAGATAATTGCTGACTTATTGCTATTAAAGAATTAAAATCAGATATATAAACTAAATCATAAGGACAAAGACCGCTTCCTTCCAAAACACTTGATATTTGTTCTTTTGATATAACACAATTTAGTTTTTCCAATGTTGGAACCAAATTAGTATTTACTTCATTACGGATGCTGTCGATCCATTTCTGAAATGATTTCCCTGGTTGTTCGTTTCTTGGCCTATATCGTTGCTGAATAGCTCCAATAAACTTAGGTTCATTTCTTATTGGATAAGACGGGTTGTTAAAATCATTGTCGGCCTTGAATCTTGATATTTCCCTATGCCATTTGACAATATTTTTCTCCAATGATCCAATAGCTTGCAAACAAAAATAATCAGGGGAAGCCGGAACAATAAAATAATTACTGGACATTAAAATAACCTCGTTCAAACCACCAACGTTCGGACTTAAATCATAAATAACATAATCAAAGTTATTTTTCATAGCTATTTTTTGCAGAATGGACGGCAGACTCCCAGGGATGTTTTTCATCGCCGGTAATCCGGTAGCGACTTTCATAGCTACGTTGATTTGGGCATCAAGATCGGATACGTCAAGATGACCAGGAAGCAGGAAAAGGTTTGGGTGTTTTGTTTGCAGAAGCTTGCCAGTCGCCCCATCGACGAAAGAGTCTGGAGATTGGGCTCCATTGATAATGACGTTCACAATATCCTGCATGGTCAGGTTATTTTTGTTGTTGTAGAAACTCGCCATGTTGTCATCGTCAATGGCATTGAATCCCAGTACAAGACCAGTAAGGTTACATTGAGAATCCAGATCAACTAGCAAGACTTTTTTGTCCAAGTTGGCTAAACTCCAACCAAGATTGAAAGCGGTAGTCGTCTTGCTGACTCCGCCTTTGTGGTTAAAAAGGCAAATGGTTTTTGGAAGCATGATGATGAATGGAGGGTTGGAAGTATCTTATCCTTGTACCTAAGCAAGACAAGTTGTTTTACGATAAATCTTTCCTGTGAGGCTGTCATTCGCTTGCCTCAGTATGTCGTGTTGCCGGAACTGTCATACCAGTCTTTCGACCGTAACGCTCCAAGTCTAATACGTCAAGCAACTTGCATTTATTGAATGGTTGAATATAATTGGAGCTATGGACGCCTACCTTTTCCCCTACCTGTTCTGCCTAGTTCTTTGCGCCGTGTTCGTCTGGCTGGCCGTCAGGAGAATGTGGGCTGGAAACCGGAGCTGACGCGGTCAACGCCGCCCGGAGGGAAGAGTAGCGGCAGGAGACGCTCTGGCTCAATCTTCTGCACAAAAAAGCAATGAACGTCATTCATGCCTGAGTAATCAAATAACAAGAGCTCTATCGCATTCTTGACAAAAATCAGGATCTGCGATAAATTCTCTTCGTCTGAGGGAAATCCTCAAACGTTTTATTCGCCCTCAGCAGTAATTCTCCCAAAATCCGGGAAGTAATAAACCTGAGGGCATTTTTTTGTATTTCTATGACAACCACAGCTATTCTCGTAGACGGAGCCTATTACAAAAAGCGGATTCTCCATTTCAAAGACCATGAAACCCCTTCACAAGCAGCCAGTACTTTATACAAATACTGCCAAAAGCATGTAAAATATGGAGATAGAGAAAAATGTTCCCTTTATCGGGTCCTTTATTACGATTGCCCGCCATCCTCAAAGAAGATTTACAATCCTCTGACGAAAAAACAGATAGATTTATCAAAAGGATCTCTTTTTCAATGGAATACTGATTTTTTGAACGAACTCAAAAGTAAGCGCAAGTTTGCATTGCGTCTAGGTGTTCTGGCAGAAGAACAAGCCGTTTACAACCTTCGGCCTGAAACAACGAAAAAACTGTTGGCAGGGAAAATCGATCTTCAAAACATCACAGAAAAAGACCTCTGCCTCTCCATCAAACAAAAAGGCGTAGATATGCGTATAGGAATAGACATTGTTTCTATGGCGATCAAAAAACAGGTAGACAAAATCGTACTCATAGCGGGTGACAGCGATTTTGTTCCTGCGGCAAAACTCGCGCGAAGGGAAGGAGTTGATTTTGTGCTTGACCCCATGTGGGCGCCCATCAAACCACAGTTGCACGAACACATAGATGGCCTGAAATCATTCCAGTTAAGAACAAAGTCAGTAGAAAAGAATTAACAATGACTTGATCAAATATATTGACCTGTTGCAACGGCTGATTGAGCTTCTGATAGTTCTGTTCAGCTAACAAAAGGCCCCGGCTGCTGGAACAGCCGGGGCCGATGTTTTAGAAAGGAATCAATGATTGAGACTACATTGACCTGTTGCTTCTTTACTATGCCCCTTCCTCCGGATTTGTCAAGAGGACGTTTGTCATGCTTTCTCCCACCTGTCCAGCGTTTCCACATAGATGCCGGAGATTTTGCCGCCGTCCATGGGTTCGATGTCTCCGAAGTTGGGGTTGATGGGATGGAGGGTGTATTCCATTTTGCCGGTTTCCGGGTTTTTCCTGCGAACCAGTTTTTTGAGCGTCACGCCGCGTTCATCATGGTATTGAACAATGGTTCCGGGTTTGGGGATGGGGGGGATAGTGTATTTTTTCATGATGACCACGGAGCCGTCCGGAATGGAAGGTTCCATAGAGTGACCGTTCACGCGCAGCAAGTATTCCCCTTTTTCCAGTTCACGGTATAGTCGGATGTCCTGCGGAATGGTGTCTCCATCCGCCAGGTTGCCGGCGGCAATGTTGCCGATGATTCGTCCCTGGGCTTCCAAAGGAGGGGTTGTGAATGTTTCTACCGGGGTAAACTTCTTGCGGGCTGCCTCTTTTTCTTTGGCGGCATTTTGAATAGCGGTATTGACGAATTCCAGGAAGGTTTCTTTGTGGGCTTTAGCGGCCTCACAGATAATGTCCCATTCTTCATCTGTGAAGTCGATGACGATGCGGGGAGAGGATTCGGCTTCTCCGTTCATTAGTTTTTGGAGCTGAAGAACTGCATAAGCAGGGAATGCCCCTCCGGGAGCAAGCCAGTTGTCTATGGTTCTTTTAGGCGTGTTGAGTTTCCCTGAAAGCCAAAAGCGATCCTTACCTATAGTTTTGAGCCATTTTTTTACGTCTTCTTTAGTCGGCGTCATACGTTGATTTTACGCACATTTCATGAAAAGTCAACCTATTGATTAGAAAATATCACGCATAAAACATGAAATGTGTGTTGACGTGTTCATGATTTTTACGTAAAAAGATTTCATCAACTACGAGAGATCATGAAAACAGAAATCGACTTAGACAAATTGCCGGACGGCTGCAAGAGCCATCTGCTGGCCGAAGCGGAAGAAGGGTTGAAGCCTTCGGAGGCTATTATTCGCATCCTTGAACGAGAATCATTCCGCAGGGGATTCCGTGTTCACTTGACCACGCCCCGCGATCTTCCCCGCCCGAAGAACCCCAAGAAGCCCGCAGCATGATGGAAGAAGCCCTGATTGACGAATTGAAGCTGCTCGGCTGGCACGAGCTTTAACCCGCCCCCTGAACAACAATGAAAAAAATGACGAACGAACAATATTGGATGCGCCGTGACCGTGCCGAGAAAATGGGATCCCTTTACGGCTGCCCGATAGACTTTTCGGAAGACGAACTCAAGCCCCGGCCCGGTATCGTACAGAACCTTGTCTTTTCCGCTCTGCTGGTTGGTATTTTTGCAATCATTTATTTCATCGTTAAATCTTAGTGAATTATGAACGGATTAGATCAATTTGTAACCTCTATTGTGGAGCAAACCATAGAATCCCTTCATGAACGTGGCTTGTTGATTTTGAATGAGTCCGAGGAAGAGAATGCCACTCGCATGTTCGACGGCAAAATATGGCTTACCCTTGAGGATCTGCGGAAACACCCTGCTTGTTTATGGGGTAGGAAAAAGGTTCGTAACCTGTTGCAGAACCATGAAATAGAAGACATTGGCACCAATCAACGCGAATACAGAATTTCCGCGATAAGCGTGTACAGGTATTTGACCCAAAAGACATCCAAAACCAGGACGGACATGAACAAACCTCCCGCTAAGCGGAAACGTAACTCCGTCAGTACCCTTTCCAACTACCCATAACCAAAAAGGCCGGGGCCAGCAGGAACTGACACCCGACCTGAATACAATCAAACAAGGAAATAATATGAGCCTATTACAAAACATCAAGCGCGGAGTGCAGCAGCGGCCGCAGCGTGTCATCATCTACGGGCCGGAAGGCGTGGGAAAATCCACGCTGGCGGCCGGGTTGCCCGCCCCCCTCTTCCTGGACACGGAAGAAGGAACCCAGCACATGAATGTGGACCGCATCCAGGTAGACCACTACGGCGCCATGCTGGAAGCCCTGCAGGACATCTACAAGGAAGCCCGGAACGGAAACCTCCCTTACAAAACGCTCGTCATCGACACGGGAGACCGCCTGTGGGACATGTGCGCCCGCCAGGTCATCAGGGACTACAACGCCTCCCCCAAAGACGGAAAAATCTCCTCCATCGAAAGCATCGGCTACGGAAAAGGGTACGCCCAGGCCAGCGAAATGTTCGTCAACCTGCTTTCCGTCTTTGACAACTGCCGGAGCGCAGGGCTGCACATCGCCGTCATCTGCCACTGCCGCGTGGAAACGGTGAACCCTCCGGAAGGGGAAGCCTACACCATGTACACCATCAAAATCAACGCTCCGGCCAAACAGGCCATCACCGCCAAGGAAAAACTCAAGGAATGGGGGGACGCCATCCTGTTCTGCAACTACGTGACCACCTTCACGGACGGAGGCAAGGCCAAAGGCGGAGAACTGCGTGCCGTCTACACGGAGCACCGGGCCACCTGGGAAGCCAAAAACCGACACGGGATGCCCGCGGTCATGGCGATGGACGCCGGGGAAATCTCCCGCCTGCTGTTTGGAGAGGGCTGCGGACCTTCCGGGAACGCTCCGGCCGGCGAAAAGCAGGCGCCGCCTCCCGCACAGCAGGAAAAACCGGCTCCCTCCCTGGCGGACCAGCTGGCCGCGGTCATCAACGACGTGCCGGGAGCGCTGAACTTCCTCGCGTACAAAAAGGAAATCCAGCCGGGGCAGGGCCTTGAAGCCGTCTCGGAAAAATTCGCCTCCTTCATCCTCTCCGCCCCCGACCGGTTCAACACGGCCGTTCTGCAATACAACACCCCTGCCGCCCAATGAAACCCGTCACCTGCATCAACGTCGCCCGCGAAACCGGGCATGCCGTCCTCTCCCTGGACGGAGCGGAATACGCCGTCAGCCTGGACGTCCTGCAAAAAATCCTCTCAGACATTGCCGGGCCCCGTCCGGCCCCGGCCACGGAACTATTGAGGCCGTCCCTGCTCCCCAAGCTGGCGCAATGCCCCTGCTACGTCTCCTCCCCTGACGCGGGGGAAGCGGCCCAGAGGGGAACCCGGATGGACGACGCCTTCCGGTCCCTGCTCATGGGCGTGGACGAATTCAGGGCGTGTGAACACCTGAAAGCCGATGAAAAAGAATCCATCCTCTGGGCGGTGAAAACGGTCCGGACGCTCTGCTCCGGCGAAGAAATCATTGCCGACAAAAACCGCTGCGCCTTCCCGCAATGGCACCCCCGCGTGACAGGCGGGGAAGCGGACTGCCTCTGTCCCGCGCTGGGCAAACTCTTCGACCTCAAAAGCGGCCAAATCCGCAACTACTGGGAACAGCAGGCCTCTTACGCGAAATCCTTCATGGAACGGGAATTCCTGGATGAAATCACCTGCCACCTCCTCTACTGCGACCAGCAGCAAATCGTCACCCGGAAATTCACCTACCGGGAAGCCATCTCCATCGTCAACGGCGTGGTGGACGCCGTGGACCGCGGCGGCGGGCCGCGCCTCTGCGACTACTGCGGCTGGTGCGCCTCGCAGGACACCTGCCCGCTGCGGAACCGGGCGGCGCAGGAAATGCTGACCCTGGCGGAAGCCGGAACGCTGGAAGAAAGCTTCGCCGAAATCGCGGAAAACCCGTCCAGGCTGGCGGAATTCGTCACCAAGGCGGCTGTGCTGGAAAGTTACGTCAAAAAAGGAAAAGAAAAAATCCTCGACTACCTCAACAACGGAACGGAAGTCCCCGGATTCAGGCGCGTCTCCCGGAAAGGCACGGACACCGTCGCTCCGGAAGACGTCGCCAAATACGCCACCTGGATTGGCGTCCCGAAACTCCTGAAATCCTATGGCCCGCTCAAGGCGGACGTCTTCCGCGCCCTGTTCGCGGAAGCATTGCCGGAACAACAATTCCCGGAAGAACTGGTCAGGACGGGGGCCGGATCCTCCTACGTCAAAAAAATCTCCGTCTCCAAAACCGCAACCACCAAATAACCATTATGTTCAGTTACATATCAGAAGGCGAGCCCAGCGAATACGGATTCCTCCCCGCGGGCGTCTACGAAGGAAAAATCGTCAAAATGGAAGAAGGAATCTCCCAGGGCGCCAAAACGCGGGGATGCCCGCAGCTGGCCGTCCACATCAGAGCCTTCGGCCCTGAAGGGGCGGCGACGGTCCGTTACTACCTGACCAACTCGAAAGACCTGGCCTGGAAAATTGACCTGTTCGTCAAAAACGTTACCGGGAACGTCTACCAACCCGGCCAGCAGGTCATCATCAACCCGGCGGAATACCTCGGTAAACCCTGCTACGTCCGGCTCAGCGTCAGACAGGGAGACAAGCCCAGGGCAGACGGGACTTATCCCGAATTCAGCAACTGCGAAGACGTGCTGGGGCCGGACGAAGCCCGGGCCATCATGGCGGCGCAGGACAGGACAGCGGCGGGGCGCGGCGGAGCGCCCCTGCCTCCGCGCCCGGCGGACCTGCCGGCCAACAACCACATGAGCGCCACGGCGGGACCGCCGGCGGAAGAAGACGAAATCCCCTTCTAATCAACAGCCATGAACAAGCCGATAACCATCATGCTGCCGATTGTTCCCCCGACGAAAACGCACCAGAACAAAAAAATCGTCAACATCGGGAAACACGCCAAACTGGCGGACACGAAAGAATTGAAACTGGTCATCAGCGATTACCTGACCCTGCTGAAACCTTATCAACCGGCCCGGCCCCTGACGGGGCCGGTCTCCCTGAAGCTGGCCTTCGTCTGGCCCTACCGCAAGAGCGAGCCGAAAAAAAACCGGATCGGGCTCATTCCGAAAACGACCAAACCGGACTGGGACAACCTGGCCAAAACCCTGCAGGATGTCCTGACCCGGTTGAGATTTTGGGAGGATGACGCCCAGGTGTATTCCGCGTCCGTGGATAAATGGTGGGGCGAAGAACCACAAATAACAATCACTGTGCAAGAAGGATCAGAGCAATGAAACGGAATCCTCACATCATCGTTCAGCAGGTTTGCCCCATGAAGAAAACCGACGACGGGAAATACGAAGTTCAGGCCGCGATTGTACACCACAAAGGAATTATCGCCCGCTATCGCATGGAGTACCCCACGAAACGGCATGCCCGGTGGGCGCAGCACCTTATTTGCACAGTGAAAAATGCTTCACGCCTCCGTTGTTCTGATGAACTTAAAGCCTTGATTGAGGAAGGACCCCGATGAAAACGCCTAAATGCCCTCTTTGCGGCACACCTTTGAAAGCCATACGAGGATATGATGTCCATGGGATAACAACCGATTGGGTTGCTGGTTGCTACAACTGCTTCTTCCAGAGTTCCCATTTTTGGAAAACCAAGAAAGCGTGCATTGAAGATATGGATAGGCTTGTTTCTTTGTTTCCTCCCATCATGAGGGTCTGGCCGGGGGACAAGTTGCAAGTAGAGGATGGAAGCATTTGTGAAGTGATAAACGTTAATAAAAATCTAGCAATGATGGACGTAAGGAGAGGTGAAGGAAGACCGGTATTCACGATTGCAGATACTCATGTCATTAGATGGCCTTGGGAACTCGAACAGGAGGGAGGGACGGAGCAATGATTAACATCCTCTTATCCGTCAGGCGGCCTTTCTCCGGGAAAATTCTGTCCGGCGAAAAGAAATGGGAACTGCGTAAAAATGCGCCACGCCTCAACAAAGGCGACTCCGTCACACTGTGGCTCTACGAGTCCGGGAAAGACGGAAAACGGGCCATCATCGGCAAGTGTCGTTTAGTTGTCACTGCTTCACTTTATCTATACCCTCCAAAGGGGATTTCAGAATTGGCCATTAAGAATGCTTGCGTGACGGAAGAGCACCTGCGGAATTACCTGCCTTGCTATGTCTGGGGCGTCCAGGACCCCGTGAGGATTTCCACAGTGCCGCTCTCTGACATCGGCCTGACCCGTCCGCCGCAGTCGTGGCAGTACATCAGCCCGGCGCAGGCAGCCATTTTGGAAAGGAGGATTGCATGAAATACCTTTCCGTCTGTTCCGGCATTGAGGCCGCCTCCGTGGCGTGGGAATCCCTGGGATGGGAACCCGTGGCCTTTTCAGAAATCGAACCCTTTCCGTCCGCCGTACTCGCCGAACGGATCCCGGACGTTCCCAACCTCGGCGATATGACCAGATATGAACAATGGAATATACCAGCAATTAACCTTTTGGTCGGAGGAACCCCCTGCCAGGCGTTCAGCGTCGCCGGAAAGCGAGGCAGCCTCGCCGACGACCGGGGAAACCTGTGTCTCACCTTCTGCCGCATGGCGGACCATTTCAAGCCCAAGTGGGTGCTGTGGGAAAACGTTCCCGGAGTCCTTTCCACGCCGGATAATGCGTTTGGATGCTTCCTGGGCGCTCTTTGCGGAGCTGACGCCCCCGTCATCCCTCCAGGGGGAGGGAGGAAGCACCCCAATAGCGGTGTGGTGGCCGGACCAAAAAGAACCGTGGCGTGGAGGGTGCTTGACGCCCAATGGCACCGAGTACCCCAGCGAAGAAAACGTGTGTTTGTCCTGGCTGTGGCAGGTTTTAGAAACTGGGCCTGTGCCGACGCGCTATTACCTGTCGGCGAACGCGTGCCGGGGGATCTTGAGGCGTGCCGAAAGGCGTGGAAAGAAGCTGCCGGAGATGCTGGAAGCCGCTTTGAGGGCTCGCATTGGGATGGGGGACGAGTCCACCCCACCTTGTTCGCCCACAAGTCAGGAGTCGGATTGAGCGACCAGGAGATTTTCAGTCAGCGCGGGGCGTACCTGGTGCCTGATGTGGCGCCGTGCGTTACGGCTCATTGGGCGAAGGGTACGGGAGGCCCGGCAGAGGATGAGTGTCAAAATCTGGTGGTGTTTGAAAACCACGCCCAGGATTCCCGCGTCCGTGAAATGGGGGATGTCTGCTCCACCGTGTCGGCCAAGTACGGTACAGGAGGCGGCAATACGCCGATTGTGGTGCATCTGCAGCGGCACTATGTCGTGCGCCGCCTGACACCGCGGGAATGCGAGAGGTTGCAGGGCTTCCCGGATGACTGGACGCAAATCCCGTGGAAGAGAACACCTGCTACGAATTGCCCGGACAGCCACCGCTATAAAGCTACGGGAAACAGCATGGCCGTGCCCGTCATGTGGTATATCGGACGGAGAATTCAGATTGTGGAAAGGAGGGAGAATGAAGGACTGGACAGGGAATAAAAGGACGCTTGGCGCTACGCTGGGAGCATCCTATCTCGCCACCGGTGAAAGGCCGAGGGAAGACTATTACGCCACGCACCCGGACATGGTGAGGGAGCTGCTCAACGCCGGCGCGCCTCTCCGTCAGCGGGTATGGGAACCGGCCTGTGGGGCTGGTCATATCGTCAATGTACTGCGTGAACGGGGGCACGAAGTCTGTGCAACCGACATTGTTGACCGGGGATGCCCTGATTCCAGCGTGCTAGACTTTCTCTGGGAGTTTTCCGCTGCGCCGATGGGTGACGTGGACATTATGACCAATCCCCCCTATGCCACGGCCCTCGAATTTGTCGAGAGGGCTCTACAGGTTGTCAAGCCGGGGGCTAATGTCTGGATGCTTCTGCGCCTCCAGTTTTTAGAGGGCAAGGCCCGGCGCCGTCTATATGACGTGGCGCCGCCCGCGGACGTGTGGGTGTTTTCCGAGCGCCGAACTTGTGCCAAGAACGGGGATTTTTCCAAAACCGAAGGCGGAGCCATTGCCTACGCTTGGTTTCATTGGATTAAAAACCACCGTAGAGACTGCATTATTAAATGGTTATGAACTACAACCCCCAACTGACGCTTTTTTGATTATGGAATTCATCAACATCCCAACAGCCTTGTTTTCCAGCCCCGAATATATCGGGGCGGAACCCATACAGCGCGCCACCTGGATCTCTCTGCTGGCCTGGTGCTGCGAACAGGAAAACGGCGGCATCATTGAGGGCTGCCGCTCCTGGGGCATGCGCCGCTGGATGCAGACCTGCGGCGTGACGGATCAGGAAATCAGCGTGGAAAACGAACTCTACCACTTTGACGGCGACAATCTCATCGTATTCGGATATCCGCATGAAATTCAGGAAACCCTGAAAACCAAAAGGAAAACCGCTCGTGAAAATGGAAAATTAGGAGGCCGCCCCAAGAAAACCCATGTTGAAACCCACACAGGAACCGACGTGGAAACCGAAGAAAAACCTACGTCGGTTATTTCAGAAACCAACGTAGGAACCGAAATAGGAACCAACGTAGCCCCCTATGTTGAAACCTATCCGAAAACCGTAAGGGAAGGGAAGGAAGGGAAGGAAGGAATTCACCCCCTTACCCCCTCTCCGTGCACCGTGGAAGAAGTCGAAGACCATCTTCGGGCCGCGGCCTTTGCGGGGCGTGTGCGTTTAACCCCCGACCAGATACCGGACTGCGCCACAGCCTACTGGGGAAGCCGGGATGCCGTCAACTGGACCCGCAACGGCATCCCCGTGACCAAATGGCAATCCGACGCCATCAGCTTCGCCACCTCCTACGCCGTCAACCATCCGCCACCCCCTGACAACGGAGATCCCTATTCGAACCTTCAGGAACTCTGACCCCCGACAACTTCAACAACATGATCGACTCTCAGACACTCATCGACGCCGAAAAACTGGTGCTCTCCCAGGCAATGGACGGCTCCCAGGCCTTTGCGGACCTCCGGGACAAGGGCATCAGCCGCCAGACATTCAGCCTCCCGGCGCACCAGCAAATCTGGACCGCCCTGGAAACCGTCGCCGGCACGGGAGGAACCGTGGACGCCCTCACCGTCATCGCCCGCCTTGAAGCCCAGGGCCAGCTTGACGCCGTGGGAGGACACGCCGGAGTCGTGGAAACGGCCACCTACGGAGCCCTTGCCCGGTACAAAACCGCCGCCGCCCTGGAAATGGTCACGGAAGCCGCCAAAAAACATGCGCTGCTCGCGTTTGCCTCCCGGATGGCGGAAGCCGCCGGCGATCAGCTCAAAAGCGCGGAAGAAGCCCTTGATGAAGCCGAGCGCGGCATGTCCGCCCTGCGGGACCGGTGCGGCGTCCGCCAGACCGAAACCATCCGCGGAGCCGTGGGAACCATCATTGAAAACCTGCAATGGCGCATGAACAACCCCGGAGCTATCAAAGGAATCTCCTCCGGATACCGCCGCCTGGACCTGACCCTGGACGGCCTGCAGCCCGGCGCCATGATCGTGCTTGCCGCCCGGCCCGGAGTCGGGAAAACCGCCGCCCTGGTCAACATCCTCACCAACATCTGCCTCGGGGGAACCCCCGTGGGCATGTTCAGCCTGGAAATGCCGAAATCCCAGCTCCTGGAACGCATCCTCTACGGCATGGCCGGCATCAACTCCGACGACATCCGCCGCGGCAAGCCGATGACGGTCGGACAGCAGCAGCATTTCACGGCCGCCGTCAGAAAAATCACGGCCGCCCCGCTGCACATCGACGACGAAAGCTCCCTCACCATCGACAGCATCAGAGCCCGGGGCCGCCGGATGGTCCGGGAACACGGCGTCAAATGCATCGGCGTGGACTACCTGCAGCTGGTGCGCTCCACGACCCAGCAGGCCCGGGGAAGCCGGGAACGGGAAGTCTCGGAAATCTCCGCCGGCCTCAAATCCCTGGCCAAGGAACTCAATATTCCCGTCCTGGTGCTGGCCCAGCTCAACCGCGACGTGGAAAAAAGAGCCGGGAACGCCCAGGGCAAACCGGTTGTTTCCGACCTGCGCGACTCCGGCTCCATTGAGCAGGATGCCGACCAGATCATCATGATCCACCGCCCCTACATGTACAAGCCCGACAAGCACGACCCCACGGAAGCGCAGTGGATCATCGGCAAAAACAGATTCGGCCGGCTGGGGCGTATTCAATTCCGCTGGACCGCGGAACTCACAAAATACGAGGAAGAACAGAATTACCCCGTCACCAACAAATGAGACCCCCCAAACCATCCCTGCGAAAAAACAAGCCGACGCGGCGAGGAAAGCCCGGATCCTACAAACTGCGCTTAACGCTTCTGGTGGATCCCAGAAAAAAAGGCAAACTTGTCGAGCTGGGACTTGGCACCAACGACAGAAAGGAAGCCGAAGAACGCGCCAACAGCATTATCAATGCTCTGGAATCCGCCGGACTCTACCGTCTTCCCGCCGTCCGCATTCTGGAACATCACGTAGCCCAATTTGGCAAGATTGAACCTCCCCCCTTTAAACATCCAGAATTGCCCCTATGGTAACACCCCTGGAAAAATTCCTGGCAAAACATCCCACACCCTCCGGCATGGATTCAAAGGAATGGGCTGCTCTGAACGCTGCCATGAAGGAAAACAAGTTTTTCTCTTCCAAGGTGGAGAATATCAGATTGCTGGAACGGCTGCACAGGTTGATTAAGAATTATCTGACAGGAGAAAAGGAGACTTTACCCAATGGGGAAACGGTTATCAAGGTAGGAAGCGCCGCGGACTTTTCCAACCAGGCACTTCAATGGCTCCAAACCGAGGGGCTTGTTCCACCGGACGCCGAAGGCCCGAAGTATCACAACGATATTAAAAACATCGGTGCTCTGGCCCGTCTGAAGCTCATTTTCAAGACCAACGTCCGGCAAAGCATTGGGGCTGCTCAATGGGAGGCATCCATGAAACCGGCCAATCTCAAAGCATGGCCTGCTTTCCGGTTCATCCGCTTTCCGGGAGCCAAGACAAAGCGGCTTGTTCATGTCGTCAACGAAGACGCTGTCCGGCTTAAAACCGACTTTACTTTTTGGGCAGACGAAATGAACGCCGCCAGCCTCGGGGGCTTTGAGGTCCCCTGGCCGCCGTTCGGCTTCAACTCCTACATGGATCAGGAGCCTGTTTCCCGGGAAGAATGCGAACGGATGGGACTACTCAAACCCGGGGAGCCGTTGAAGCGTCCAAGGGGTGCGGAGCGCTTCGGGATTGATCTGATTGAACGGTACGGGTACGGCAAGAAGGCCAGTACGGCGAAGTTGCCGGAGGAACTGAAGGCCAAATTGAAAAAGGTCTATGAAGACCGCTGGGGAGTCAAACAGGACAAATCTGATGAGGTTGTCTTTCCCTCACAGGAAGTGGCGAAAAAGGCCAGGGAAACGGCGGAGAAAGTCATCAAGGTTCCCTCTGCTCCCATTCCTGCGCCAGTCTCAGCCGTCACGCACACGGTCAGCCTGGGAGATGTCCCCAAGGTGAAGATGCCTGCCCCGTTGACGGATAAGGAAGCTGATGACCTTTTGCGAAGCGTTACCGGGGAAGTGTGGGCAAAGGCATCCAGACTGGAAAAGAACGCTTTGTTTTCCTACACCGGAAATGGATATGCCCGCATCAACAACGATTTGAGGAAGGGGAAGTCCAACGCCAAGGCGAAACAGATCGCCAAAGTCATTGACAGATGCAAAGTGCCTCAAGACATGGTTGTTTTCCGTGGCTGTGGGGTTTACAAGGAATTGAAAGACGCTTTGAACTGGAAAGGAGAAGAAATAACAGACGAGCTGGTTGATATGCTCAATCTCTCCGTAGTGGGAAACCCTCTCAAAGACGAAGGTTTCATGTCTGCTGCCGTAGCGGAGGGGAAAGGATTCATGAACCGTCCCGTGTTGTTCAGAATTCTCCTGAAGAAGAAAACCCGTGCCATTTATGCAGAGCCCTTTTCCAGATTCGGGGCAGGGGCCGGTAAGGAATGGGACGGCCTTAGCCCGCAAACCTATTTTAGCAGTGAAGATGAAATCATCATCCAGAAGGGAGGAACCCTCAAATTTCTCCAATTCCATAATCAGAACGGGAAATTGATCATTGACTGTGAATTGATACAATAATGATATGAAAGAAGAAACATCACCAGCGCACAAGAGAATTTGGGAGTCTGATTTCAAAGGATGCAAAACATCCCACCCTCTCCTGATGAAATGCCTTTTGTGCTCCAAGAAGAAGCTCAACCCGGGTAGTATGGAATGTAGCGCTTATGAGCGTAAACCTGATAGTATCCTCTACGATAACGCGGACTGCCCCAGCTTTGAACGCTGTATTGACGCGGAAGGGCTGCGCTGGATTGAAGGATATGTGAAACTCTCCGGAAAGGCGTACGTTCCCCGCCAGGACGATATACCCCCGGCAGGGTGGGAAAAAATCAACAAGGAGTATGCGAAATGAAGAAAGAGAGGACCGGGAAGAAGGGAAATGTTTCCAGGTATAGCGCTGCCCTCTCTGAACGCATTTGCGGTCATATACGTTGCGGGGATAGTCTGAGGAAGGCTGCCGAAAAGGAAGGCATTCCCCATCCCACGGTGATGAATTGGGCCAGAGAGAACGCGGATTTTGCAAACCAATACGCGCGCGCGTGCGAGGAACGGCTTGCCGCCCTAGAAGACAAGTTGCTTGACCTTGTGGAGAAAGGGCATGAAGTGGCCCCACGTGCCGAAATAGGGGGAACCATGCTGCAGGCGGTCAAGTTGGAAATAGACACGCTCAAATGGATGCTTGCCAAGCTGATGCCGAAGAAGTACGGAGACCGTGCGGCGCTGGCTCTGGAAGGTGGAGAAAAAAACGTAGAGGTGACCCATAAACTTCCAGCAGAAGCAATCGTTCCGTTAGTGGCAGCCTTGAGAGAAATATGGTCCGAAGAGGAAGAAAGCTAGGGCCTCCTGTCAGGCCGGAAGATTCCCCCGTCATCTTTGCCGCCGTGGTGCTGGGGGAAACGGGGCTGTACAAATGGCAGATGAAGGCTCTTGAACGTGCCGCCCGCGGCAAGCGCGTTGCCCTGCGTGCAGCCAACGGATCCGGCAAAACGGATAAAGTGATCGGCATCCTTGCTCTGTGGTTCCTGTGGCGTTTCCCCCGTGGGCGCATGCCTATTACGTCCGGCTCATGGCGCCAGGTAAAAAACCAGCTCTGGCCTGCCCTGGAACGGCACCGGAACAACCCATCCCTTGCGGGCTGGAAATGGCTCAAGAATTGCCGCGTGGAAACGCCGGAAGGGGGATTCATCGAAGGCTTTTCCACCAACCACGCCGGGAAGGCGGAAGGCTGGCACGGGCGTGTGACGGACGAATTCAAGGATGAGCGGAAGGAACAGGAGGAGGAAGACCCCCGCAGCGAGAAGAAAGCCCGTCTGTTTGACGCGGACGAGTTTACTGGGGATGATCCTTCTTCCCCCGTGTTTTTCGTGGTGGATGAGGCAAAGACGGTTCCTGATGAAATCTTTGACGCCATTGAACGATGTACGCTTCAATTCTGCATCTACCTTTCATCCCCAGGCAAGCCGGAAGGGCAATTTTATCGCTGTTTCCACGAGGAAAAAGAACTCTTCTGTCCGATGGTGGTAACGGCCTTTGATTGCCCCCATATCTCCCAGGAGCGCATTGACCGCATTCTGGCCCGTGTGGGGGGTAATGAGGATGATTCCTATTACCGTTCCGTCGTGCTGGCGGAATTCACGTTGGAAGGAGATTTGTACATCATTGACCCTGGAAAACTGGAATGGGGTCAGCGGCAGCCCTACGAGCCGCGTAGGGGGCGCCCCGTGGCCTTCCTGGACATTGCCGCGGGCGGGGATGAAACAGTCCTTGCCATCTGCGACGGAAACGAAGTCTGGATTGAATACGCGGAACGACAGCGGGACACGGTGCAGAGTGTCCGCAAGTGCATTGCCACCCTCAAGGGGTTGGGCATTGCGGATTGTGATTTGTGGGTGGACGCTCCGGGCATGGGCCTGGCTGTCATCAGCGATTTTAATGAATCAGGTTGGTATCCGAATGAGTTCTTTGGGAACAACCCTCCGGAAGACCGCGACCGCTACATCAATCTCTCGGCGGAATGCTGGAATGACGCCGGACTGGAACTCATGACCGGGCGAGTGCATATCAGGTCCAGGCTCCCGGACAAGAAGCTTTACATGCAGTTGACCACCCGCAAGAAGGAATATGCGGACGATTCCAGGCTCAGGAACGAGAAGAAGGACAAGATGAAGGCTCGCAACCTGTCTTCTCCTGACCGCGCGGACGCCTTGCTGGGGGCTATATGGGCTTCCTTTCGTGGAGTTTCCGGAGTTTGGACAGGAGAGGGCAACAGGCCCATTGTGGGCAAGAGTCAGCACGCCGTCAAACATACGGGGAAATTTTATCCCATTTAGGACTGTTCGTAGCCCATTTTGACATTGTTGTACCCTCCCTCGCGTTGGGGCGATAATGCGTGCATGAGGCAAGCCGCCAACTACAACATACACGCCACGGAATCCCTGCCGCAGTCTCTTGCGCTGCATTTTATATCTCCTTCCGGTGAGGATATGGACATCAGCGGCATGACGCTCCGCGGAGCGGTGGTACAGGATTGGGTGATCATGCTGGACTGTGCCATTACGGGGGCGAGTTCGGCATTGGTAACATGGCCGAGGCTGGCCGCCGGATGCGGCGCGTATGATATTTTTCTGACCGACGCATCGGGCAAAGAATACCCCTTGTTGAAGGGAGCCGTGCATGTAGTGTCTCGCGTTACGCCTCCGGATGGAACGGAAGATGCCGCGGCCGTAGCTGGTGCACTTGATGTCTCCATCCCCGAAACGGAAGACGGCTCCGTAACCATTGTGGAAAACCCGTCCATTGTGGTCGAGGAACTTGTACGACAGGCCGAAGCGGCTCGGGATGAAGCAGAGCAGCTTGTGGAAACGCTGGAAGAACAGGTGGAAAGCGGGGAATTGGTCAATGAGGCTGTAGCAAATAAATTGCCGGCCGCGCTCAAGGATGCGGGCGTGGAATTGGAAGCGGTGACCGGGCAATCCACCTTGTCCAGCGGGGACGCCGCCGACACTTGGACCATCGTGGGAGGCTACGCGATGACCTGGGGAGACGAGATTCTGGCCGGGCATCTGTCCGACAGCTGCCGCCTGAAAAGCATTTCAACCGTGTATTTTTTTGACGATCCCGCCCTGAATCAGTATTGCCTGCGGATTTGGCGGCTGACGGACGGCGCTTACAGCCTGATCGGCACCTCCGCCTATGTGTCCGATTTGAGCAGCGGCCAGACGGCCACGTGGGTATTCACGCCGGGCGTTCCCCTGACGCGTGGGGATGTCATTATCATTCAGGTGTGCGAAGGGATCGAGATGACGCCCTATGCCTTAGGGATGCACGCCGTTCTTACTCCGTCCGTCCCTGGGCGCGGCCTGGTGACGGAGGTGGCCAACCCGCCCGCCGTGAATGGCACGATGGCCCCCATGATGACTGTGGTGGTGGACTATGACGACGGCATCACCCTGGGAGGGATGGAACTGGCTACCGCGCGGCAACTGGATAGCCTGGGGAGGGATGTGCGGCAATCTTCCGCGACCGCCGAGGCTGCGGCGCGGACGACTGGCCAGTCCGCCGCTGCCGCGTCCACGGCTGCCGATAATGCCGCGACATCCGCCACCAGCGCGGCCAACTCCGCGACGGCGGCGGCTAATGCTCTGGCGGCCATGCCGCAGGTGGACGCATCCGGCAACATGACGCTGGCCGGAGGTCTGACGGCGGCGGGGACCGTCAACGCCAACGGAGGCATCAACATTCCGCTTGCCGTGGGTGCGCCGACCGATACGTCAGCGGTCAACCGCCTGTATGCCGCCGGAATGGCTGGCGTGACGGGCCTTTTTACCCTGCCTGCTTATCTGGACACGGGCGCGATAACGGCGACGGGGACGGCGGCAACTACCGTTTCCATCCCCGGACAGTATGCGCAGACGAACGTACCGTCCGGGACGCACAGCACGATTGTTCATTACTTTGCGGGTCCTAAAGGCCAGTGGAATTATTCCAGTTTCGCAGGTTTTGCCATCCCCTGGCAATTAACGAATGCGGGGAAAGTGACTGTTGGCTTAGGCCGGGGGGCAAAGACAGTACGGAAAGATTTGACGCTGGAATCGTACAGCATCATCCCCGGAAATGATCTGGCCTATAATACCGGGGAAATGCTGGATATTACGTTTGACAACGTGCGCGATACGGTCCGCGGCGGGTATGTCGTACGCGTCCGGGAAATCTACGCCGCCGAAACCACGCGGGAATGGCAGGTAAAGACCACAACCAGTTTTATTCCATCGTCGCAAAACGAGCCAATCCCCTATATTGTTAACAAAGTTATATATCAGCAATCTGCGCCGCGGTCCTACAATGCCGGAGATTATGGTGAGGCTTACGGCTCTTTGTATCTACTGACCGGGGGCGGGTCCAGTCAGAATCTCTGGAAAATTGCCACGGTTCGCGGAGTGACTACTTTTGAAACGGGCACGGGATTTTCCACACTCGTAACGGACATTCCGGGAATTTCCGGTGGATCTGTCAACGTTTTTGTCGGCTCTGCGGAACGCACCAATTACCAGCCCGGCAACGTCAACCCGGTTTATTATGGCCTGGAAGCGATAGCGGAAAACGCCATTGAAACGGAAGAAACGGCGGATTTTATGGACATTAACACCCCCATTGAAGAACCATGAATGCAGAAATACAGATTCAGTTTCCCCGGCCCGGCGAATGGGGAGAATTCACCCTGACGGCCGTCTATCAGGACGAGGAAGGGTACACCCGCATAGACCGCTATACGCAGGACGAGATACCAGCGGACCAGACACCGGCCATGCAGGCGGTAGTTGCCGCTCTGGTGGGGCTGGCGGAGCCGTGGCAGGCCTCCCAGGTGTGGGCGCATCTAATGACGGCGACTGTCTATAATGAGGATGACCCGTATACCCCCATCGGGCGGAAGGA